AACCCACTTCGCCCCGCCCAGGCGCTCCAGCTTCTCACGCTGCGCTGGCGTCATGCGCAGGCTGATGGTTATAGTTTCCTCGCCGGCCTTCACAGGCGGCCTGCCTTGGCCCCTTCCGGGGCCGCCGCGCTGCGGCTTCACAGCAAGGCATCCTGCCAGCGCTCAAGGTAGAACAGCCGGTTCGCTTCAATGCTGACTTCGTGGTCTGCCACTTCAATGTCGGTGATGTGGAGCTTGATCGCGTTCGCCTCAATCCATGCTTCACCCTTATCCCTGATCTTGTTCGCCAACTTGTCCACAAAAGCGCGAGCCTTCTCGGTGGGTGCTTCGTTGTAAAGGGCTTCTGCCGCAATCTCGAAGTTTTCAACAGCGCTCATTTTGCTTCTCCTGTTTGGTTGGTTGATGTTGTTATTATTGTAATGCGTAATCAAACATTGTCAAGGGGAAAATGAAAATATTTTATAGTGCGAAAACGGAACCTAGCACGGGCTGGCTGCGCCCGCTGGCATCGGCTGGCAGCGGTGCATCGATGGCGGCTGGGTCTGCGAGGTGTGGCAAAGCGCCTACGGCCACCGGGCGGCGAAGGCCACTTGGCTGTACTACTGCGGCGATGAGCCGCCTCTGCAACTGCGATGGGAGCGGCCCCATGGGACGCACCAAATCGGTTTTCATGACCAGCGCGGGAAAGCGGCGAACAAGCCGACGCTCGGGCGTCGAGAAGCGAACGCGACCCCCGTTGAGTTTCGGGACGCGCTTATCGCGTTGGCACGACACGCGGCGGGGATGCCTGCTGTGAGTCATAACTGTTATATGGCGATGCCGGAGCTCCAGCCTGCGGGCTTATAGGCCGTGAGCTTTTCCTCGTCCTCGATGTAGCAGAGCCAGCCAACTTTGGGGATGTAGTATTGCCACGCGCCATCGATGCGCGCGGCGATCTGGTTGGTTTTGCCGGCCCAGACGCCGGTGGCGCCGGTCGGGATGATGTAGCGGTCGCCGTCCGTTGGGCTGGCGGGCGGGGTGGTGAGGTCGCGGTCTTTGACGGAAAGGCAAACGATAGCGCCGAGCATGACCAAATTGGCGTCCATCTCGGTTTTATAGGGGTCGCCAAGTGTCCAGTTGTAGGCGAGCGGCAGGTTGGGGTGAGTCGATGCGGGCATTACAGTCCTCCGTAGTGTTGGCCGTAGGCTACGCCGTAGCCGGCGCGGTAGACGGTGATACGATGTTTGCGCCAGCTATCGAGCCCGCCGCGGACGGCGAACAGCTCGATAGTCAGGTTCATGGATAGGCGGCCGAGCCCGGCATCGGCGATTTCCGTGGCAGATGGGTAGGTCTGGTTGGTGCCGGCGATGCCGGTGTAAGTGCGCAGCAGCGCACCACTGCCCGGCGGGAAGCTTTCGCCGTAGATCCTGAGCGTGTAGGTGGTGCCCGGTTCCGGGCCGATGTTGCCTTCGTCCTGGTGCACGATGTATCCAGTTTGCATCAGCCGGTCGCGGTGAGACCACGACACCATGATTTCGCCAGATACGGCGAGCGGGTATGGAATTGCATTGACCCTTACGTTGCCAGGCGGGTAGGGCCGCCCTTGCCGACCGGTCAAGGTAACCGCCGGGCCGTTGGAAACAGGCACCTGCGCACCCACGCCAATCCCGGTAACGGGCGCGATGTAGGCGTGCACTGTCTCGCCAGGCGCGCGGGTGATGCCCTCGAAGGCTGCGAATTCGCCGACGATGATGAGACGCCGCCCGGCCGGGTGCGCCACAGGTACGGTATCCAGCACACCGCGCGCGAGCGTGACGGTTCCAAGCGCAGTGTCGATGGCCAGCACCTCGACCGCCTCGGTGATGGCGCCCGCGCTATCGAGGATGTAGCCATAGTCGCCGGTAACGACCGGCGACAGGTCGAACCCGCTGCTGTACGGAATCGGGCCGATATTGGCCGCGCTCTGCGGCAGCGCCGGCAGGATCATGGTCGGCGCGTAATCGTCGGTCGCACGCAGCACGGTCGGGTCGATGCCGTTTCCGGTGTGCAGTTGAAAGTTGAGCTGCGTGTCGCTGGCCACCACGGCCAGCGCGGCAACGAAGGTATCGGTGGCCTGGGTATAGGCCAGATCGGCCGGACTGGAGTTGCGCGCCACTTCCCAGTAGGGCACCTCGAACAACAGCGATGCGTCCGGCGGCACTGGCGCCAGGCTGGGCGGAACGAAGCCGGTAGTGTTGTCGCCAACGCTCGCCGTGGCATCGAGCGAGAAAACGTCTTCGACAGCCTGCACCGTGATCGCGCCGTCCCCCAGCGTTCCGTATTCGACTGCCCCGACGCGCAGCACCAGCCCATGAATCTTGAGTTCTGGCCAGTTGAGCACGAACAGGTCGCCTGGAAACATCTCCCACGCGGAACGGTTGACCCGGAGGCGGACTTTGGCCAGCGGCGTCGATGCCGCGCGCAGGTCGCGCTGCGCCACGCGGGCGGCGAGTTCTTGGCGGGTGATGCCGGGGTACTCGACTTTTTTTGTCACCACGCCGCCCTGCGCCTGGATGTTCGCCAGATTCTGCACTGCCACCACGCGCGGCTTCCAGGTGGCGCGGTCGGTGTAGACCACGCTGATCTCGTTGACGGTCTCGCCCCATCCGGCGCGCTGGTATTCATCGACGGACAGGACGTTGTGCGGCCCGTACACGGGCAGCGACGCGATGTCGTAGCCGCCCCGCACCAGTTTCAGCTCGAATTGGCCGGTGCGCGGATGCTGGTAGAGCACGCCGCCGATATGGTCGAGGACAATCTGGATGAAGTCCCGCACCGGCGTCTGACGCGTCCAGACGAGGTTGAGGCCGAAATCTTCATCTTGCAGGATGCTTGCCGCCTGGACCAGGCTCGGGCCGACCATCGCATCCGGAAACCCTATTCCGCCATGATAGCGCGTGAGGCACTCGTAAATGATGGCCGCCGGATTCGCGCCCCCAGATGGGGGCGCGAACCCGTCGCCAGACCACGGGCGCGGAATGCGCCTGACCCGTGGCGCCCAGGGTTTGGCGTAAGGATTGTTGGCCGCGATCATCACGCGGCGCAGGACCATCGACACCACGCCGCGAAACGCCGGAATCGCCGCGCCGAGCCGCGCTTGCAGGTAGTCATTCGGCGTCTGCGTGTTGCTGCCCATCATTACGTCCACCGCGCCACGCACGCCACCCTCGCGCCTGTCTCCGCCGAAGATGTTTGGCGCGTCGATGAAAATCTGGCCGCCGGTCGTGGCGCCAGACCACACCACGCGCTCGCCGACCTGTATCTCGGTGATCGCGTCTGCTTCCTGGCACAGCGCAAGTTGCATGCCCATGTAATAGCGGTAGCCGCTGGTTTGCGATTTTTTCTTACTGCCCACGCGCCGCCCTTTCGTGTGCCGCCGCGACAGCCCTTTCCGCCATCGCATCGCCGGTGGCCAAAATGGCCGCGTCAGGCAGTCCGGCCGCGAGAAATCCCACCCAGTCGAGCCGGTGGCGCGCGAACCATTCGCGCGCGCCCTGTGTGCACAGTTTCGCCGCGCGCACGTCATTAATGGTCACGGTTACGCCGCGCGCCTTGACGCCGCTCACTTCTTGCCGCCCTTGGTCTTGATCGGCTCGGCGTACAGGTCGCCGTACCAGACCACGTTCGCGCCTGTGAGCAGCACCTCGCCGAACACCACCGGGATGGGCCGCCCTTCCTCCGCCGTCGGCACGTCGAAATCGCTGATCGACGCCGGTTTCGGCTGCGGCGGCCTGGGGGCCAGCGCCGCCTGGATCAGCGCGGAGACGACGAAGACAAGAAGTTGAACGAAGAAATTCATGATGTAACGCGCCTTCCGTTAAAAAACGCCTGTACTGAACGGATTTTTGTCGGGAATGAACGGAAACCCGCCGAAGTTATCGAGGTTTGCGAATTTGGCCGCGCACGTCTGTGCCGTGTGGTCGCAGCCCTTGTAGAGGCGCACCGCCTGCCCTGGCTCCAGCGGCAGCGGGTAGAGCAGGGTTACGATTTCCGCGTCGTTAGCGACGATCATGGCGCGCTGGCTGCCGTCGATCGTCTCCAGCCAGCCGCCGGCGTAATCGCCCGGAACCTGCGGCGGCGCGATGCCGATCTCGACGCGGTTGACCGTCGTTACCGCCGCCGACGCTGGCGCCGGCGTTATCTTGCAGCCGCTGTCGTAGAGCGCGTGCGAGCAGGTGCGCGAGTACAGCCGGCGCAGCCCGTTGCGGGCCAGCGATACCGTCACTGGCTCGCAATCGAGCTCGGCGTGGTCTGGCGCGAAGCGCGCGCCTAGCACACGCCCCATCCACAGCGTCACCGCCTCCATGTCGGCGTCGCCGTGATGCAGCCGGATCAGCGTCAAGCTCATCTCGCCGGAGGCTGGGATCGAACGGAATTCATCCAGCAGATCGATATCGGGTTGCACCCGTAACTTCAGCGCTGCGCGTGCCGGCTCTGGGCTCTGGCCGATTTCGCCGCGCTGGATCGCGCGCGCAGCGTAGCGGCCCCACTGATTCGGCGCCAATGGGGTGAAGATGGCGAAGTCGTGGGATGCGCTCGTATAGCGCCAGGCCCGCGCGCCGCGCGCGAAAAAATACAGCTCGATCGGCGCGCCGGCGGCCTGGGAGGTTTCGTTCGCGGAATACATATCAGAATGGCAATGGGGAGAAGGCCAACTTTCCGGTGTCCCGATCCACCGGGAGCGCCCTGAACGTCAGATTGACCTCCAGCAGGCTGTCCGTGTGCCAGACCAGATCGACCGCATCGTGATCGAGCCGGCAGCGCAGCGCGCGGGTGATGCGCACGCTCGCGTCGTCGTGAGCGAGCGGGGCGCTCGTGGCCAGCGGTGCGGCCAGCAGCAGTTCGGCGGTCGTCGCGTCCCGGCTCGACACCGCAGCCGCGTCTACCCGCAGCACCGGCTGCGCCGCGCTGCGGATCAGCAGTGTGCTCGACGCGCCAAGCCACGCGGGCAGATTAGACCGGCGCACGATCAGGCGGTCGTCTCCCGGCATGGCTGTCGCGGCAAGCTCGATCCCAGACGCCTGTTCGTCCACCCACACCGCACGTTGACGGCCGCGCAGCCAGTCCACCCAGCCGCGTAGCGCGACGATCTGCGCCGCGCCGCTGGCGTACACGCGGCGCGACAAGGTCTGCGGGTTGCGCGCGCTGATGCGCCGCGACCACGCCGGCGCGGCATCCGTGTCGAACTGCTCCAGCCCGGCATCGAATTCGACGGCATGGGCCGGGCCCCAGTCATTGCCCGGCAAGGCGCAATCGAACAGCTCGCCGGGCGGCGCGAATCCGCCATCCATCGCGTAGTCATAGGCCGGCGCGGCAACATCGATGTCCAGCACCGCATCCACGATGCGGCCCGCGTGATGATCGATCCGCGCGGCCTGCCGGATGACGCCGGCAACCGCCGGGTAAATGCGGCTCCCTGCCGATACCGGGCGCGCCAGCGGCTCTTCCAGGGACAGACCATCGCTGCCCGCGCCGATCGTCGCGTATACCCGCTGCCAGCCATTGACCGGATCGACGATCAGCGCCTCGCCCTGGCGGACGGTCAGCGCGGCATAGCCGAATCCCGTGCTGTCCGGCTCCAGCGGTTGCAGTGCGTTCACAAAAACATCGTCGCGCGCATCGATGCTGATCGCCGTCGCCATGCGCGCCGCGTCCGCCGTCACGCGGCGCGCCAGATGCGGCAGCGGGACGATCGTTTCGCGCCCCTGATTTTTCGCCATCCAGGCGAACAGCCCAAGCGCGTCGGCGTCAGTTCCAAGCGTCAATCTGATCGTGAGACGCCGGCGCGGGCGGAAGCGCAGCGCGTGGCGCTGTTCGATCGCGGCTTTCACGGCTGGAGAGAGCGGAAAGGCCAACCTCATTGTCCGTCCCTCGCCGTGAGCACGTCGGTCCTGAATTCCAGGCGCTCACGGACTTCCGCCACCCAGTTGTGCTGCCACACCAGAATGTCCGGGGTGGCCGCCTCGCGCCAGATCACTTCGACCGCCTGCGCCATGATCCGCGCCAGCGGATGCGGCAGCGACAGCGCCTCGACCGCGATATGCGCGAGGCGCATATCGGGCGCTGGCCGCGCCAGCGTCTCGGTCTCCTGTCCATACAGACGTAGCGCCTGCTCGCGCGCCAGCACCTCGGCGGACTGCTGGAGCAGCCCGCGTTGCGGCGCGGCGCTGGCTAGCGTCTCGACCGCCTGCTGATCGGCGCGGGCATCCGCCATCAGGCAGCCTCGACGCCGAATTCAGCGGCGTTTACCGCGGATTCCGTCCACGCCACGTTGCCGTTCGGGTTGACCTCCCAGATCGACAGATGCGTGTTGGCCTGCAACAGCAGAGGCTCGGCCGCCGCCTGGTACACCGTTGCCCCGGACTTGACCAGGTTTCGGATGTTGGCCGCGCCCGCATCGGTCTTGCGCGCGACGCTCACCACCTGCACGCCTAGCACGCTTGGGGTGGTCATCGCCGGCAGGTCGCTGTACTGATAAGTGTCGCGCTGGCCGAGCGCGGTTGATTGCACGTAGTCGTTCAAGTCGGTTTCGTCCTCGTTGACGCGATCCCAGTTGTTGCCAGCGGGTGTTGCCGCGAGCTGCGTGTTGCTGCCGGCGCCATTCGGGCGCAGCGTGTCCACGCGCACATCGCCCAGCCAGGTGTTGTTGGTCGTGCCGCTCGCGTTGCAGAGGTAAAAATCGTCGAAATCGACCGCCAGGCTCGAAGCAAAAACCCCCGGCGCGCCGCCCAGGCCGAACGCCTTGTAATCGCCGCCGCCCTGCCGCGTGTTGCCTGTCGCGGTAAGCCAGGTGACGCCGTTGACCTTGATTTCAAGCACCCCGACCGTCGCCGAATTCAGCGCGCGCACTTCGATATAGTTCCAGACCCCGGCGGCGACCGCGTTGCCGCTCACCGTCAAGATGACGCCATTGACATCGACGGCAATCAGCCCAGCCGAATTGACCTTGACGAAGGTGCGGATGAGATTGCTGGTATCGACGATATGAAACAGCGTTGCGTCGCCTGCGAGACTTGGCAGGCGCACCGCCGCGCCCATGTACACATGCGTCTGGCTGGCCGTCAGGGTTTTGGAATAGCCGCCCTGCGTGCCGTTGATCGCCGGGATCGACAGCGCGCTCGAAATGGCGCGGCGGCCGGGGATTTTCAACGCGCCCGGATTGAGCGACGTCGCCTTGCCGAAACCCAGCGCGGGCAGAGCGTTTTCATTCAGGCTCTGCGGGTTCCACTCGAAACCATCGATGTGCAGCAGGCTCATGTCAAATCCCCAGTGATTGCCGGATCACGCCAGAATTGCGCGCGATGATGTTGGTGATGGTGCGCTCGCCGGCGGGCGTGTTGAGGTGATCGTGCGTCACGCCGGGATCGATCGCGTTGACGATGTTCAGCGCGACCGGACGCGCTGGCGCGGCCTGTGCGGCTGGCGCGGGCAGGTTGACCAGTCCGCCATCGGCGTAACCCAGCCTGGGAAACACAGGCGCGAATCCGCCGGTGGCAAAGCGTTGCAGGTTCGCCAGCGTGGCCACCCCCAGGCGGCGCACCGCCTCCTGCGGAAACACGTACTCGCCGGCGTGGACGATGCCCGCCGGCTGGTATTTTCCGCCGTCTCCGGTGTAGCCGCCGGAGGCGAAGCCAAAGAGCTTGAGCACGCCGGAAAACAGCGACCCCAGCCCGCCGCCGCCCGAGCCGCCGAACAGCCCGGACAAGGCATTGCCAAGCCCGGAAAACAGCCCGGCAAACCCGCTTTTCAGGCCATCGAACAGGCCCGTGAGCTTCTCGCGCAGGCCGCCGAACAGCCCGCCTTCTGCGTTGAGCGCCGCGCCGTCCAGCTTGAGCGGATCGCGCTGCGACACGTACACCGGGTTACCCGGCGTGCCATCCGGCCTGCCGCCCGCGCCACCGCCGAGAATCCCCGAGATGAAGCCCCCCAGCCCGCCGGTCGCCCCCGCCTGCCCGGTGGGCAGGATGCTGCCCAGAATGGATTGCGCGAGGTTTTTCCCCACCACCGCGTTGATCTCGCCCACCACCGCGCGCAGGAAACCGAGCAGCGCGTCTTTCGCCGTTGCCGCACCGCTGCCGATGTCGGCGAACAGCTTTTCGAATGCGGTGGACACCGCGCTGTTGATGCGGGTGGCCACCGAATCCACCACCACGTCGAGATCGGCCAGCCCGCTCTTGTAGCGCGCAATCTGCGCCAGCGCCTCGTCGCCGAACAGCGCCGGGTTGAGCGTGGCGAGTTCTTCCAGCTTCGCCACCAGCGCACTCGTCGTCGCCAGCGTCTCACGCCGCGCGGCGTTGATCTGCGCCTCGGCGGCGGCCTGCGGCAATCCCAGGTCGATCTGGTTTTTCAACGCCTGCTCTTTCTCGCGCAGGGCGGCGAGCTGGGCGTCGATCTGTTTCGCCAGCGTGTCGAACCCGCCGCGCGTGCGCGCCGCCTGTGCATCGGCCAGCCCGGTGGCGGCTTCGCGCCTGAAATCTTCGAGCTTGCGGCGCGCAAGCTCGATGTCGGTGTTGAGTTTTGCTACCTCGCCGGTGGCTTTTAACGCGGCGGGCGCATCGTCCTTGCGCGTTGCCGCGGCGACAGCTTCCGCAGCCGCGTCGCGCTGGCGGGTGAGCGCCGCGATCTCTGCGGCGGCCAGCGTTTCCTGCAAGGCCACCAGCCGGGCGTAATAAGCCTCGGCGTCGATGCGCTTTGCGTCGAATGCCTCCTTGTTGAGCTCAATATCGCGGCGGATACCGTCTTCCGCCAGGCGGCCGGCCTGCGCGGCCAACGTTTCTTCCAGTTCGAGTCGCGCGGCGGCGAGGCGCTCGGCCTCGCGCCTGGCTTTGTCGCCATCATCTCTGGCTTTGCTCGACCGTCCCGGTGAATCGGTTGCTGCCGTCACGCCGCCAGCCGGCGAAACCTGCTGATTGAAAAACGCCTCTGCCTGCGCGTCCGCCGCCGCGTCGCGGTTCTTGCGCACCTGCTCCAGCAGCGCGCCTCCCACGGTGTTCCTGATCTCCTTCACCCCGCGCGCGATGCCCTTGCCGATCGCGCCCACGTAATCCGTGCCGAAAGCCTTGGCCGTGTCGTCGCGGATCGACCGCGTGAACTGCCCGAGATTGTCGCGCGTGCCGGCAAGCGCCTTAGCCACCGCGCCCCGGAAATTCCGGAACGAGAAATCGCCCGAGAGCGCTGCCTGGATGTCCTTGAACAGCCCAGCGAACAAGTCCTTGAGGCCGGTGAAATTCACCGCCACCTGCCGCGCGATCGCACCGAATGTGGTGCCGATGGCCTTTGCTGCCGCAACGAACAGGCCGATCAGTGCATTGGCCGTGCCTTTGGCCAGATCGACGAGCGCGCCGAATGTACCGCTGCCTGCCCGAAGAATCCCGGAGAATCTCTCCCCGATCCGGGCGACCGCGCCGCCCACCATGCCCACGATCAACTGCCACGCCGCGCGCACGGTTTCGGCGAGCGTCGCCTGGCCGTTGCCCAGGTCGACGAGCGCATTGCGGTTGGCAACGAACAGCCCGGTCAGCGTACCCACGGCGGTCAACACCAGCCCCACCGGCCCCAAAAACAGCCGCAACACCCCGATCAGACTGGAGAATGCGCCGCGCAGGAGCGATGTGCTTTTTGCCGCATCGGCCAGCGCGCCGCGCGCCGCCACCAGCGAGGCCGCCGCGCTCGCCACCGCCGCGCCGCGCCCCGCGCCTGTTTGTGCTTTCGCCGCCGACAGCGCCGCCGTGGTTTCGGTCACGATTTCACGCAGCCGCGCGATATGCGCCGCTTTTTCCGCCGCCCGCCGAGTGGCAATCGATTGGAGGAACGCGCCGGCAATGGCAAAAGCCGCTGCCGTCGCGACGGCCACCGTGGCCTGGATGTTCTCGGCCAGCGTTTTGACCAGCCCGGAAATCGATTGCGTCAAACCCAGAGACTCGTTGATTCGACCGAACTCGCCAACTGCCTGCGTGCGCAGATTCTGCAACGCCTGCCCCACCGTTACCGGCAAATTGGCGAAGCGCGCCTCGATCTCGTCTGCCTGATCGTTTAACGCCCGCTTGATTTCAGCCGTGGTCAGCCTGCCCTGTTCCGCAAGTTGACGCAGCGCGCCAACCGGCACGCCGAGGCCGTCGGCGATGGCCTTCGCCAATGACGGCGCTTGTTCCAGGACCGAGTTGAGTTCTTCTCCGCGCAGTATGCCCGAGGCCAGCCCCTGCTGGAGCTGGAACAGCGCCGCCTCGGCGGACGCGCCGCCGCCGTCGAGCTGCACGGCCTTGGCCAAGGTCTCGGTCAGGCGCTCGGCGTCATTCGACGCCAGCCCGGCGTTGGTGCGCAATTTGGAATATAGCCCGGCCACCGATTCCAGCGGCTGGCGCGCGGAAATCGCAATGCGGTTGACGGCGGCCTGCGACTGCGCGAAATCCGCCACGCCGTCGGCGGCATTTTTCAGGCGCGCATTGACTTGCTGATAGGCCTCGGCCAGCCGCACCGCGCCAGCCGCGCCCGCCGCCACGCGCGGCAGCACGCCGACCAGCCCGATATACAGATTGCGCATCGTGTCGAGCTGCTCGGAAATCGAGCGCACGCCATTGGCGATCTGGCGATGCGACGGCGACGCCGCCAGCCTCTCCAGCGATGCGCGCGCCTGGCCGACGACCTTGGCAAGATCGGAATTCGTTTGTATCCTGACAAATACCGTATTTCCGGCCACTTATATGCACCTCGACACAATGGGCGCGACCTTCGCCGTCGCCACGCTGCTGCTGCTGATCCCGTATGGATTCATTGCCAGCGCGTTGCTGGTCGCCTGGTGGGTGATCGCGAGCCTTGCGCGCCGGCGCTGAGTCAGCCCACGCTCTTCACCCACGCCTTCCAGCCCTTTTCGTCCGCCATTCCAGCCCGCACCGCCACCGCCGCCGCCTTGAGTTTTTCCGCCTCGATCAAAGCCAAAGCGCGGCCATAGCCGCGCACCTGGGAAAGCGTCATGTCCATCACGGAGCCGATTCCGGCGGCGCGGAATCGGGCATCGAGTTCGAACCAGCCCACTGTTTCGCCAGCGCCTCGCTGCTTGCCGTGACTTTCGGCAGCAGCCGGCGGACGAAAAAATCCACGTTCACCGTCAGCACCGCGCCAGCCAGATCGACCAGCTCGTCCAGCCCGAGATCGAGCACGAAATCGCGCTCCACCCGCGCGCCGATGGCTGCGGCATCGATGACCGCATCGGCATGATCCGCCAGCAGGCTGGCGATGTCGGCTCCCGCCGCCAGCGCCGCCGCAACCGGCTGCACCGCGCGGGAGAACGCGGCCAGCTCGCGCACGCGGATGGGCGTGATTTCCAGGCTGCACCCGCCGGCCAGCACCATAACCGGCGCGGGGGACAGTTGATCGAGTTCGTCCATCACAAGAGGTCGATCGAGCCGAAGTTACCCAGCACCGGATCGGCCAGCGGAATGCCGGGATACAAGAGCTTGCCTTCCAGCGTCAGCACCGCCGCCTCGTCGCCCAAAAAGTTGAATTCGGAAGTCGGCGAGAACTGGATTTTCGGCAGGATCACGCGCACCTTGCTGCCGTCGGCGGTGGAAACCCCGTCGAAGCGCAGCGCCTTGACCGGCGCGGCCACCGAAAACGGCTTGATCTTGCTGTAGGCCGCGTAGGCGTAGTCCACCTTGAACGGCTGGGTGAACGAAGCGAGGTTGAGGATCACGATGCGGCCATAGTCGGCGTCGTCCACCTTGTAGTGGGTATTGGCCACCAGCGTGGCCGGCGTGCCCGCGCTGTCTTTCACCACCACGCTGGAAATCTTCGGGTGCTTGGTGTGGTAAACGCCATTTACCGTCATCGTCGGCATCGTCTCCGCGGTGACGGTCGATCCGGTCACCGCTGCCGCCGCGCCATACAGCGCCAGCGCCAGCATGTCCTTGTCGAACTGCGCCAGCTCCAGCGTGGCGTTGGCCGATTTGCTGGTTTCGTATTCCACCAGCGTGAGGCGCTGCCCGGAGCAGCTTTCCTTGATTTCCTGCGTCTCGCGGCTCATCGCCAGCTTGAGCGAGCGGTTGCCGCAGCCCACCGCCACCTCGTTGTCGATGTTGAGCGTGGTCGCGTTGAAGTCGCCGATGTAGATCGGCCCCTGGCCTGCGTAGATCATGGCTTGCTCCTTGGGGGTTTGCGCGCCGGATCAGGCGCGGTGGATGAATGCGGCAGCGTGTCCGCCGGCAATTGGTGCGCCTCGGCCACACCCAGCGCGACCAGCCACGCCGCCGCGTCGGCGTCGAGATCGAGTACAGCGCCGGGCGGGTAATCGCGCCCGGCGTGGGTGTGGGGGAGGGCGAGCCGTATCTGCATACGGCGAATCTACGCGCGCGCGGGCGGCGAAAACGGCTGAAGCGGTTCAGCTGTCAGCGGACAGCGGACAGGGGACGGCGGACAGCCGACAGCGGACAGCCGACAGCGGACAGCGGACAGCAGACAGCGGACAGTCCGCAGACAGCGGACAGGGGACAGACATCTGTCAGCCGAGAATTTCTGCCGCCCGGCCGGCAGCCAGGCAGCCCCTGGCGGTCAGATAGGCCATGCCTGCCGTGACTTCTGGCGTGGTCAAGTCGATTTCGTTACTGGTCTGGATTTTCAGCAACAGCATGGCCGCAGTCACGTCGCCAGCGCCTGAGTAGGCGAGCGAAACGATCGCGGCCATCTCCGCATCGGTAAATCGCGCGCGGAAATCCGCCACGGCAATCCGGCGAGGCGCGGGCGGTGGCGGCGGGGGCGGATAATCGAGGTAGGTCCAGGCATGACCCGTCCAGTTCGGGCGCTGCCCGGCTGGCCAGCCGGAGGCGTCCGGCGGGACGACGTCGGTCGATCTGTCCGGGATCGGGGTGTCCGACAAAAACCCATGCCAATCGTAGCTGTAGCGCATCATCTCACCCTCATGTACGCGCGCGTCACGCCAGCCGTCATGACATCCCGGTACGGCAGCACGCGCTGGCCCGCCACCGGCAGCGGAAACGAGAGCAGCTGGCCTGAACCGCTGGTCACCCACACCCGATTGGCCGCCACGAGCGGTACGTATCGCAGGGAAAACGTCGCGCCCGAGAGGCGCGCCGTCCAGGTCACGCCGTCGGGCGAGGTGAGGATGATGTCGCCAGTGCCCACCGCGCAGAACAGGCTGCCGCTCCAGGCGACGCCGAATAGAGTCTGCGTCATGCCCGAGGTGCGCGCCGTCCAGGTCACGCCGTCGGGCGAGGTGAGGATGGTGCCGCT